CCCTCCGAAGAGGGGGCGTAATATGTGAACCAACGAGCACATTAGGTTTACAACCTGTACTCTTCTGTAGTACTGGTTCGTACCTGAAGTTAGGGTTTCTCCGTCTGGAGTTGAACCACCGATGGTTGTGGTAACGAATGGGTTGCTGACCATGCCGTAGCGGGTCTTGAAACCAATCTTAGGCTGGAATGAACCCTGATCGATAGCACGTACCATTTGAAGAGGTACATATGGGCAATAGAAGAGACCTGCATCATAAGGTGAGGTGCCCTTATAACCCATTACATAGAACTGCTTAGCGTCTACGTTTGCTGAATATGGATCGATATAAACACGGATCTTACCGTTTAGAACACCAGCAAATACGTTACCAGTGTCATCTACGTTGAGGTTGGTGCTGAGTGCAGGAGCATAATCGAGGACACCTGCCATCGATAGAGCTGAAGCAACGTCTGCTGAGCAGATCATGAAGTTACCCTTTCCTCTACGTGTTTGCTGTGCAATAGCGTTAGCATCACGCTCGATTTGGAAGAGTAGACCCTTGAACTTCTCAACTGACCAACGACCGTTTGAATCAACGTCAAGGTCAAAAATACCAGCGTTAGCGGTATTGATTTGAGCACCAGGACGTGCAACACGGTAGATGGTACGAACAACCTCACGGTTGATTTCTGCAAGAACTTCGCTAGACAGAATGTTAGCGAGTTCGGTCTCAGCATCAAGACCATGGATAGCCTTGAGGTCTTGTGCTAGTTCTAGAGTGTACTCAGCCTTGAGTGCTCTTGACTTCGCAGTAACGGAAGTCTTCTCAATGCTGAATGACATCTCGCGGAAAGCAGGTGATCCTGAAGTTCCTAGAGCTTCAGCATCAGCACGGCTCATGCCAGTTGCCTTCTCATAAGTACCAGCAGGTGAATCGTTGAGAACTGCTGGGTTGTTACCCTCGCTGTCTCCACCAACACCAGAAGCGTTGCGAACGCTGTATGCACCGCCACCACCAGAGAAGCCAGTATCTGCTTCGTTGTATAGTGCTTCTTCGCCATTCTGGGTCTGATACTTAGCCTTCATTGCGAAGATAAGACCAGTAGGACCGCTCATTGGCTGAACACCACAAACATCGTATGCCATTAGGTTAGGCATTGCACGACGAATGAGGCTGATTAGAACAGGATCGAAACCAGCGAGACCGCCAGTTGAAGATGCTGCAGATGAAAGACCATTAGCGCCAGCAGCGTTAACAGGTGCTGCTTCGTTGAGCATACCGCGATCTTCGCGCATTGCTCTCTCTTGGTTTTCTAGCAGGACTGAGGTTACTGCTCTCTTGTAATTATCCGAAATCTGTGAAAGGTCTGGATGATTTAGAACAGGTGACCACTTTTCCTGCAGATGCTCTGAATTGAACATTTGCTAAACTCCTTTAAATGGGTAATTGTGGATAAAAATATTTATACTATTAGAAACCTTTATTACGTGAGATAGCCTTCATATATGCACTCATTACAGGGCTGAAGGTATCTTCGTTAAGTGGCTCCTCGGTTACTTCTGGAGTACTTTGTACTTTATGGAAGTAACTCTCCTTGATCGTAAGAAGCTTCTCACGATAGGAATTTTCATCGATAAATTCAATTCCTTCTGACAAAGTTTTGAACTTTTCTTTCTGAGTGTCTGCTAGACCTTCAGCAATTTCTGTTTGCAACTTGTCTTTGATGAATTGATTTAAAGTATTATTAAGTTCAATATTACGCTCAATTTGCTCATTGAGGCGCTGTTCCATCTCACCAAACTCTTCTGTCATAGTTTCGACCACATCAACTTTATCCTCTGGGATGTCGATGTAGTGCTCCTCAAATACATTCTTGAGAGCAAGAATGAATGATTCAGTAATGTCACTCTTAATTCCCATATCGATGCTGAGTTGATTTTCTTCAACCCATCTTTCAATTACATAATTAAGAGTTCCATCAACTTCTTCCGATAGGGAAGATTTGATTTGCTCGACCTCTTCCTGAAGTCTTGCCTCATATTGCTCTTCTAAATGAGCGACCTGTTCATTTAGTTTTGCAATAAGAGCAGCTTCAAAAATTGTTTTTGCTCTATCTTTAAATCCTTCTGAAAGGTCTTCGCCATAGAGTAGAGCGTCTACATCATCGGAAACATCAATGTCTTCTTTTTTAATCATTTTCTTGAAAGACTTTTTATCTTCCTTCTCATCTTCCTCTTCTTCATCCTCTTCTTCTTTCTCTTCCTTAACTGCTTTGCCAGGAACTACTGAAGGAGGTACGGTTGGCATTGGATCGCCACCTTTTGAGGAAACTGGACCACCTGCCTTTTTGTTTTTAGCAGATGCTTTTGCTCCTAGGTTTTCAGTTCCGCCAGGATTTTCATTTGTAGATCCACCGATCTCATCTTCTGACTGATCCTTAACTACAGAAGTTGGAACTGAAGGCATAGGATCTTTTCCACCAGCCTTAGCATTAACTTGAGTTTTTGATTGCGTGGGTTCTTTGCCCTGACCAGGAATTACAGATGCAGGAACCGTTGGCATTGGATCCCCTTCTGATACCATGGTTTCAAATTTTTCGTTTAACATATCTGACATTGAGTTTACCTCAGCTCTTTGTAAAAACCTTTGTTTCTATGATTATTTATAAATTATAATTTGTATAGAAAATCCTCAAAGACTTTTAAAGTCCTTTCTTCGAGGTCTTTCCTATTAGTAGACTCAGAAATATACCTTTTGTATTTATCTACTTTGACTTCCCTGAGAATACCACTTTCCCAAATCCACTCTTTTCCTTCCATAATTCCATTAACAAATGCATCAGGAGCTGAAGGATCTGCTACAATATCTGCAGCAGTTGCAAGCATAAAATCATTACGAACGTAATTGGCACCGTTTCTTTGTTCTAAAGAACCCATGCCTCTAGAAGAAACTCCTAGACGAACTCCCTCATCAAGGAGTTGCTTGGCAATAATGCCCATTGGAGTTTCTAATAGCTTTGCCTTACCGATGAAGTTATTTCCTTCACGTCTTAAATTAGTAATTTTATGGGAAACACGATCCAAATTAATTGTCGGACCATCGGGATGACCTAGTTCTCCCAGAGCACGATTGCTAACAATGTAACTTTCAGTATACTTATTAACCTCACGCTCTAAAATGTCGATAGGGTATACTCTACCGTTTCTATTTTTTAGTTCCGCCTGAAGAAAAATACCTTCAATAAAATAATTTTTTTTACCGTTAGTTTCTTCTACCAGAAGATTAATATCTTCTACTGTTTCTGTGATTAGTTTCATTGGTCTTCGGTTTCTGTGGATGAACTTTCATCATCATTATCTGGAGTGACAAAGTAGGAGCTTGCAACAACTTCTTTATAATTTTCTAATGCAGAATGAGCCTTTGCATACAAAACATCATTAATAGCGTCTAGTGCATCAGACCTATTTTTGTTATAAATTAGATCAACAATTTGAGAAGAATTCATAGTAATAACTCCTTATTTTACTGTGTCAGCATCACCCTTCGGTGGTTTTGGCGTTGTTCCCGTAGTGCTACTTCCATTGGTAGTAGGAGGGACAAGCGAATCAGCTTGTAATTTATTTAGCAATTTAGGATCAGGAACAATTCCTGTGGATATATCTTTCGCCATTTCTTTATCAATCTCTTTAATTTCCTCGTCAGATTGCATAAGAATTTGCTTTCTTACCCAATTCACAGAGTAGTATTTCCCTAGATAAGGATCTAACATTTGAGCAACGTTTAATCTGCTCGTCATCAATTCTGCATTCTTAAGTTCAGAGAAATGATTGTCGAAATTGAAATCAAATTGGATATGCTCTTCCATTTCATCCCAGTCTTCGACCGTGATGACACCCTTTAGAATGAGTTGGGTTTTTAATAAATCTGTAAATAGATAACTAAATTGCTTTCTTAGACGATTTACAAATTTAGTAAATTTCAATTCATCACGAAGAATTTCTGATGAACGTCCTAGACTAAATGACTTATTAT